AAGTTTAGTTGGTTTTTGGCGTATGTTGATGAAGTTTATGAAGCCGAAGAAAAAAGACAAGCAGACAATTTACAAAGAGTAGCTGTTAGAATTATCGGACTACATGATGAAACGTCTCCGATAGAAGAGTTACCTCTTGCAACTGTTTTGTTGCCAAATACACAGTCTTCTGTGCATGGCATTGGTGCAACTGTTGGGCTAGAGGTTGGTTCTTTTGTTTTTGGGTTTTGGTTGGATCGACACAGACAACACCCCTGCATTGTTGGAACAATACCGGGTATTACACCAGAGTCTGATAAGTCTTCTAAAGATGTTGCAAATGCTGTTAAGTTTACTCAAACGACAACTACGGGAGATGATGCAACAGCGGAAATAATCGAAGTTGCAACTCCTGTAGCTGGAGGACCAACAATATGATAGCTCCATCATTTAATTTCGATATCGGTGTTAAGAATTATAAAAAGAACAGGTTAATCGTTGATAAAATACATTTAAAAAATGAAATTTTATATACGATAGAAAAGACTTCAAAAAATGTTTTTAATATAAGTGCATTTTCATTCTTTGATGAAGATGTGAACAACGTCAAATCATTTGATGAAGTTAGAAGACAGCTAGTTGTAAGTTCACTATCAAACTCATTTAATTTTTTTATTAATAGAGAAGGTAACATCTTGACTGACGTTGAAATGAATTCTGTTTCTTATTTTTATCCAGATGCGTCTGAAGAAATTAATGTTGTTTTTTGTTTTTACTCAAAAACAAAAAATCTTACTAATGATGGCGAACCATTAAAATTTTACAATTTTAATCAATTGAAAAATTTTAAAGAGTGTTTAAGTGTTTTTAAAAACACCGCCTATGAAGTCAAGTATAAAGAATTGAGTGTTGATAATAGATTGGATAGGATTACAAATCTAGGATTTGATATTGAGAATTACGTAAAGGAGAGATCTCTTGATTAAACTGACGCCGGAACCAACACCACATGGGCCGGGTGATGATGGCCCAGAAGAAATTAATTACGATGGTGATCAAATCGCTCTAGATCCTATCCCTCCTAGAATTTCTCCACAACCAAAGATTAAATATTTTTACAATAAAGTGACAAAATATATCAATGGTAGTAAAATCGAGTTTAATACTACAGAAGGTAATGAGTATATCAACATTCAGCATGGAAATGACAAAACAAGAATAACATTTTTTGAAGATGGGAATCTTGAAATTATACAGACTGATGGTGATAGACACGATGAAGTTAATGGGAAGTTCACGACAGAAGTTTCGGGTAATCATGAAATTAAAGCTGTAAGACGATATTCAGAACAATACAGATATACAAACTTTAGTAAAGACTTTTCACTTATTGATTCGGAATCTTCGGTTATTTTAAGAGCGCCTAAAGTGATTATTCAAGCTGACAGTATTGAGCTTGATGCTGCTAACACTTTTATTCGTGGAGATCTACATATTGAACAGAAAACATTTTTTTATGGACCTACAATTAGATTCTTAGAGCTTCCGGACAACCCGCTATACGGTGACGAATTTGACACTGAGAAAATACAGGATGAAGAAGATGAGTTTGTGACTCTAGAAAGAGGACAGCAAGCATGATCGTAACAGTCGATAGAAAAAGTTTTGTTTCAAAAAATATTTTTGATCAGTACGAGATAGAGATTGTTAAAAGAAATAATTTCTTAATCGTACCTAAACATTTAGAAATAGAATCTTACCCAAGTAAAAAAATAGAGAAAATTGCAGACTTTGAGAGTAGCACAGCAACAAGGCTTTCTACACATTACAATGATTTGGAGTTAATTAAAAAATCATTGCAGTCATTATCTAGAGAAAAAAATGAGTATAAAAAATTAAATGTAAACCGTCACACAGAAAGACCATCTCATTTTTATAAGATAGAAGACATATATAATAATATGCAGAGATTGTGTTTAGAGGTTTTAGATCCTGTTGTAGAAATTTGCGGCTTTAAGCCATTTATCGAAAGCTGTCTTAAATTTAGATATGAGATGAATAATGTAAATCAAGATTCCTTTTTTGCTGATGAAGTGAAAGGTAATGCAGTTGTTTTTAATTTTAAAAATGATACTGGCGATGTGAATTTCAATAAAGCTCTTAATTACATTGAAAAATTTTCTCTTTTTGATAAAATTTTAATAGATAAGACATTAAAAAAGTATGGAAGAAATACGTTGATGGTTTCTGTTAATGAAAAAAGAAGAGGAAGCGTTGAAATCGTAAGGAGGAATTAATGGAAAGTCCTGTTGTTAAAGAAATATATTTTTCTGACCTCGATACACAGTTTACACAAAATCCTGTGACTGATGATGTGGTTTCAATAAAAAATTTTGAATCTATTAAAAGGTCTGTGAGAAACATTATCAACACTAATAAAGGTGAGAGACCTCTTAATCCGGATTTCGGTTCAAATGTTCGGGCGCTTCTTTTTGAGCCTGATAGTGACTTATTAAGAATTGCTCTTGAAGATGAAATTGAAACTCAACTTATGAATTTTGAACCAAGGATAGAGATTCTTACTGTTACTGTTGCCAATAGTTCAGAGCTTATTGATAGCTATGAACTCAATGTAGTTATTGAATTTACTCCGATAAATAGTCAACAGACCGTCACTTTAAATGTAGTATTAGAAAGAGCGAGATAATGGCCGATCAATACCTATCAACATCTGAGCTAGACTTCGATACGTTAAAAGATGATTTTAAGAGTTTTTTGTTAAATCAAGACAAGTTCAAAGATTTTAATTTTGATGGGTCTAATCTTTCTATTATTTTAGATCTTTTGACATATAACACGTATATAAACGCATACTATCTAAACCAGATTGGCACAGAATCTTTCCTAGATACGGCTAAACTCAAAGAGTCTGTTGTTTCACACGCTAAAGAACTTAATTTCACGCCTAGATCTAGAAACTCCTCAAGGGCAATTATTAACGTTGCAACGACTGGTCCTATTACAGGCGGTACAAAGACTATCAATAAGTTTACGACATTTAATACTACTCTGGGAGCAAACACGTTAACATTTTCTACTGATAGAGACATTACAGCAATAAATGATGGTACAGGAACTTATATTGCTAATAACGTAAACATTTTTGAAGGTACTGTTGTAACAGAGTTTTTTGATGTAACATCTTCTAATACAAAAATTGTAATTGCTTCTGCAAATGTTGACATTGATAGTTTAGATATCGTTGTTCAGAATAGTGTTTCTGATTTGTCTAACACTCAATTTAGAAAAGCTGATAATCTTTTTGACTTAACCCCAACATCTTCTGTATTCTTCGTTCAAGGGTTTGGTGAAAATAAGTATGAGGTTGAATTTGGTAATGACATTACTGGCAAAAGACTTACGCCCGGTAATATTATTAGAATGAGATATAGAGATACGTTAGGTGAGGATGGCAATAATGCTAAAGTCTTTACATCTAATGACCCTACAATTTCTCCAACAACAGTTTCGAAGTCTTCTTTGGGAGCAGAAAGAGAATCGATAGACTCAATCCGATTCAATGCCCCGAGAGTTTTCTCCACACAGGATAGAGCTATTACTGAGGAAGACTACAAATCCCTTATCAAAAATGAGTTTCCGACTATTGAAACGGTGAACGTTATTGGTGGTGAAAAGCTTGATCCTCCGAGATATGGAAAAGTTGTTATTATTCCAAAGCCCTTCAATGCTAATTTTGCCAGCCAATCGTTGAAGGACTCTATGGTCGATTTCTTAAGCACAAAGGCATCTATCAGCACAGAAATCATTACCTCTAATCCTCGATTTGTTATTCTCGATGTTCAGTCTATTGTGAGATACAACTCAACACAAACATCTAAGAGTGAAGAAGACATTAGAACTGAAGTCACTCAAAGTATATTAAATTTTGGCACTAATAATCTTTCTGAGTTTGATAAAGATTTTAGATATAGTAAGTTATTAACAACAATTGATAGTACAGATGAAAGTATTTTGTCGAATGATACTAAAATTAAAATTGTTAAAGAAATTTCTCCGTTCGTTAATACTTCTTTCGACTACAGATTAGATTATTCTAATGCTATTGTTCCGGGTTCTTTGACATCAACCCTGTTCTATAAAAACATAAATGGAGTTATTTTTGAATCTTATCTCAAGGATTTTAACGGTCAAGTTAGATTATTGTCAGACACAAGAGGTGTCGGAGAAGTTTTGGACTTCAATGCTGGGACAATTGACTATGATAGTGGAATCTTAACATTAACTAAATTCTCTACATCAGGATATTTTTCAAGATCCAGAATTGCATATGGTGATAGAATTCAGATTTCTACAAGAACAGTTGAGCCAGATGTTTTAGTTGAAAAAGATCAGATTATCCAGATTCAGTCTCTTAACGTTTCTGTTAGAGTGTTAGGGCAGACTACAGATGACTAATAGATTTAATCATAGTGAAAAATCTACAAAGCATTTTGTAAAATCACAATTTCCGGATTTTTTTCTAACTGAAGGTGAAGGTATTGTTGATTTTGTTGATCAGTATTATCGACATTTTTCAGCTAACACTGGATACAAAGTCAGAGACATTCAGTTTCAGGGTGACATTGACACCACTTCTGATTTAAATCTTATACGGTTTAATAACAAGTATACTTTCGGTTCCGGTCGTTTCATTAAGGAACTTCCTGCTGTTATTACAGGCGATCTTAGGTTTATCATCAAGCATATTAAAGATCTTTACAGATCCAAAGGATCTAAAAGAGGTATTAAGCTATTCTTTAGACTTGCCTTTAACGACAGTCCAGAAATTTTTGTTCCCGGAACTTTTCTTTTTAAAGCTTCCGATTCGGTTTTCAGAAGGCCCAACATTATAGAAATTAGACAGGGTGATGGTAACAATTTCCAAGACCTTATAAATTTTCAAGGAACAGAAATTGTCGGTTCTGTAACTGGTGCTTCGGCAACCGTAGCTGATGTTTTTGTGAAGAAAGTAGGTAAAAAAGAATTTATATATTTTGCTCTTGAAAGTTTGAATGGTGTTTTTAAAACTGGCGATAAAATAACGGCTAGGGGAGCAGACAGACTCACAGTTGCAAATGCGCCCAAAGTTATTGGTCCTGTGGATCAAATTATTGTCAAAAACGGTTCTGAAAATATTCCTCTTGGAACAGAGTTCACAGCACTTCCAAGAGAAGATGGTGTTGAGCTAAAGGCTTCGACGGTTTCTGTTAGAACAAAAAGAGGAACCTTTTTGATTAACGACATAGCTGGTTACGGTTACAGTGACAAATCAACTGTGATAGTAACTAGAACACCGCAAGAATCGACTAATATTACGAGAGGGTCGTTTTCTGTTGTTGTTAATGATCTTTATTCGACTCATAGTTCAGGCTCAGACCTTTTTAAAACATTTGAACAGCAACAAATCGGGACTGCAACAGTGAACGGTATTCACTTTGCTAACACGGCTGGACCTAATGGTTCTGTAACTGCTCTTAGTGATATTTTTAAATCAAGAACATCTAGTTATGGAAATATTCTTAGACTTGATATCAACGAAGAGCCGAATGATTATGCATTTAAGCCATTTGTTGCTGTGAAAGAAATTTCATTCACTGCTAACCTTTCCGGAAGCTTTACAATAGCAAATACTAAAGTAACAGCATCTGAACCTGTTTTTGGTAATACTTTGATTCATGTAGCAAACACTCTTTCTGGGAATGTTGAAGTTGCATTTGGTAACAATAAAGTCACAGGAAATGGTACTAGTTTCACATCTGATTTTTCCAATTATGATGTTATTAAAATAATGGATTTTGATGGTTTGCCAAATTTCTTTAATATTAGAAGTGTTGATAGTGATACGGTTATGACACTTACTAGTGCTAGTGAATTGACAATGAGTGGCAGAGAATACGGAAAGGGTTTCGTAAATTACATTAAAATTATGGATGTAAATGGTGATGAGATTGTAAGGGCTGTTAACAACTATGTAGATGATTCTACAATCTATCTCGATGATATAATTCTTTCTACCGAATTAGCTGTAGCATCATCATACCCTGCTCAACTTGGGTATAATACATCGAACGTAAATTTCAGCAGCATTAATGATCCGATTAAAAAATTAGTTCAAGATGGTGTGACATTCATCAATGAAGACACTGGCACTGATGCAGAATTTGATTATAATATTTTAACAGCACAAAATTCTGTTAAAGAAGTTACTATTTTGAATTCTGGATTTGGGTATATTCCCGGAGATGATATAA